AATTGCCATAATTTTTTAAGAACTTTATTATGATTCTACTTTAGTATTAGCATTAATCAATTTTTCTAACTTTTCTACACCACCTTGATCTTTTATTATCTGTCCTACAATTAGGTTTTTGTCTTGTTGTAGTTTATTTATTTTTTGTTGTGCCTCTTGTTTAATTTGTTCAATATCTTTATCTAATACCTCAATTTTCTTTGTATTAAATTCAATAGATTCTTTTGTTTCTTTAATCAGTTCTTCAGGTGTCATAATAAAATTTATTTGTTTACCTAGTATATTATGCAGCTTCTAATGCTGCAACTTTGGCTGAAAGTTCTTGTACAGCTTTTATAAGTGGTGCAATAAGCTCAGTATAACTTAAACCCATAGGAGAATTAGGTTTTTTAAAAATGCCTCCAAAATCTGCAATAGTTTTACCTACGCTTGTAAGTGTTTTTTCTAAATCTTGTGCTATTAGTCCATAGTAAGTTTTACCATCATCTTTATTCCATTTGTAAGATATTGGTTTTAGTTGATTAATAAAATCTAAACCTAAATCAGATTCAACAATAGTATTTTTTTCATTTTTATCTGAAGTATTAATTGTTCCATTTGCTGCGTAAACTGTGTTCCAACGATTACCTGATCCTCCCAATGCATTGTTATTATCTGAAGTGGGATAACAATTACCATCTATTTCTACGGTACCTGATGTTTTAATGCCATATGAAACTGTCTCAAGACGCTTTGTGTTATCATAATATAGCTCTACTGCTCCGTTTGCGATAGCCTTAAGTGCATCATCACCACCTAATATTAAATGGAATGGTTGTGCATTATTAACAGTTAACTGTAAAGCATTAGTCGCTGACCTAAATCTTAAATCTCCGTCATTACTGTCTCCAAAGGTTACTCTATGGTCATCTTCTAAAAGTATTCCATTCGCATTTGTTTCGACTTGTTTTACGTTGTCGTAATATAAACCTACTGATCCGTTTTCAGTTATATAAAGCAAAGCTTCATTTGCAGCAGCGTTTTCAAATCTAATATTATTTGATCTTATTGCTAAGTATCCAGTCCCTCCTTCATTAATATTGGAATTATTTCCATCATGAAAAATTTGTAAATCATCACCTGTTCCAAATTTAGCTTTTGCATTATCAGCAAACTCAAGAGCATTATCTGATTTATCCCAAACTACGTTATAACTAGCCCCTGTAAAAGTTACATCTTCATTAAAATTGCTTGCAGCATCTACATCAATACCACCAGCAGTAGTAAATAAATTAATCCATGCGTTATCACTAGAATTTCTTATCTTTACAATATTTGCAGTTGTATCTACCCATAACATATAAGCTGCTGTGGTACTAGGTGCAGAAGAACTACTGTTATTTGTTAATATTGCCTGTAATACAAGGTTTATATCAGCCCTGACGTTAGCTCCTGTGGAGTTATCTATTACATAATCGTGAGTAGCCATTACCTAATCCAATTTTTTATCTAAGTATATCTTAGTTCAATGCTAACTACCACGCCCAAATCCTGTTGCAGCATATTTGAAATTTCTATTAACATGACTTGATCCATTCTTTACGTCTATATCAAAGCCACTTCCTGTGATGTTTGACAGAGTGAAGAAATCACCTGATTGTCCGTTTTCTATTGTTATACCAATTGATGGTAAAACAGAATTAGCTGCAATGCTAGTACCTGACTGACCTGTGAAGAAACTATTTGTAAATGTAACTGATTTTGTAGAAGTGCCTGATGCTATAAATCCACCAGCAGATGCCCCTGCATTACCTAAACTTGTTTCTGTTCTACTTTCTAATTCGGCTGTGTAACCTAGTTGGTCTATTTCAATAGATTGTGCTGGGTCGCTTGATTCTAGGTCTGCTCTAAACTTAAACCCTCTTGCAACATATGTACCATTTACAAAGGGATTAAAATCAGAAAATTCTGCACTGAAATTACAATTTCCGCTAGTTGTTAAAGAAGTTGCAGAAGTTAATGTAAATGAATTTGCATCTGGTACTGTTTGTATCTCATAATCACCATCAACACCTGTTCCAGAGGTGAAGTCAACATTAACAAAACTTCCAGCAGAATATCCGTGTGAAGACTTGGTAATGGTGATAGTTGTCCCAGATATTGCATATGTTCCCGCAGTAGATGTATCTGGGTCACTGTCGGTAGTAGCAACTAATAATTTTGCATTTACATTAAATGCAGTTGCTCCATCAAAATCTGTCCAAGTATCAACATTTGCAGTTCTTTTATCAATCAAATCATTAGGATAAAAACCTTGTGTTACAAAATGCCTACGCAATCTCAAAGGTTGTTTACCACCTAAATCTAAAGTATTTGCAAAACTATATTGACCACCTGTCAGAAAATCTACATTACCTAAAAAATCAAAGTCAGCAACCGCATCGAAATCTGTTACATCATCAAGTGTTACTTGTGATCCTAAAACAAGACCACTTACTTCATCACTAAAAAAGCAATCATCTTTTGTTCCTTGAAAGGGTGGGCTGTCTAAATCTTCTCTATCTTCTAAGACTGTAAGTTTTGGTAGTGTATTTGGAACTGTTTGAAGCATCACAACAGAAGCTTCACCAGAACTCAAACGCCCACCATCGTCTTTAAATTTCACTATGTAAGTACCATTTACAATATTCGGAACAATCGACTCGCTGACATTGCCTGGCAATTCTGGAATTACGTCAACTGAATTTGTAAAAGTTGCACCTGATGTAAGGTTAGAACTTCTAACTACCACGTTTCCCCCATGAATTACATCAGCATCTGTTGATTGATCAAAACGTAGTCGTACAAATTGATCTGATAGTGGTTCTATTCTTAAATTTTGTACATCTGCTGGTATTGCAGTTTTTCCAACTGTTGTAAATTGAATGACAGTAGGCTCTGGCGAAACTTCTAAAAGTGCATTTTTTGTAGAAACTCTTATGTCATAAACACCAGCATCCGCATCAAAAATTGTAAAATCATTACTTCTTGTTGTTACGGTTGTATAGTTTTCGCCATCTTTTCTATAGTCAATCTGATAAGCAGTAGCTCCTAAGACAGATTCATATGTAACTAATATTTTATTTTTTGCTTTATTTTCTTCAACATAAAATTCTTCTTGTGCTGATAAATTACTTGGTGCGTCTAATAATTCTACTAAGGTTGTAACTTTTCTTTCAGGTAATGCTGTTCCATCCTCTATAAAAGCAAATTTACCTGTATTGTATGCTGTACCAACTATTGCATACTGACTCTCAGTTTCACTTACACTGATAACTCTCCAAGTTGTTGTTTGTAATGTATCATTTTGTAAAATCCAAACACTATTTGCATTTGGAGCAGAGGAAAAAGCTGAAGAAACAGTTATAACTGCCCCAGAAATTCCTGATACAGATCTACTTTCGACAGTGCCATCTGATAAAATTACAGATAATGTTGGATTATTTGTAGCATCAAGATCTGTTGCTGCCGTATCATCTACTGTAACTGTTGTTGTTGTTGCAGCGTTTATACGACCACCTCTCCTTTTGCCAGCTTTTACAGGGTCACTTACTTCAATTACTTGTCCTGGTCTTACTACTACACCTTCTGCAAGTCCCGTAGCAAAAGAAATCGTTTCTGTTGAATTTTGCTCTTCAAATAAAATAAATCTACCAACTCTTCTTGCTTGGTTTCTTGAACTACAACCAAAACCAGTAACTTTTTTTTCTATCCTCCCATATTTAGCAACAGCAGTTGTATCCTCTACAGTTTCATAATCTAAAACCTGATTTTCCATATCAAAATAAGACACTGAAATAACAGTAGATCTTGTTTTTAAACTTGTACCTTGATATGAAAAGCCTTCTGGAGATACATTTGATAAATTAAACAAATAGCTAGGATCTGTGGGTTGGTCAACTGATAAGGATAGTGACCCTGCACTCCAAAAAGTCATGCCACGCATAACTGAACTTAAAGCGTTTACCGTTGCATATGCATCCTCTCTTTTTTGCAAAACCGTATTACATGAAAAGCGTGGTTCTTCCCCACCATTTCCATCATCCACTAATGTAGAAGCATAAACAGAGGCACTATAAAAAGCAAATTTATCAAGTTGAGATTCAGTAATATGATCGCCTAATCCATATCTGGTATTTGTTAAAAGGTCAAATAAAATCCAAGCTGGATCACTTGTCCAGTGTGTTGTTGTAGTAAGTGTCCCGTTAAAAGTACCTGAATATGTTATGCGCCCTGTTGTAGAATCTACAGTCCCATTATGCGGAATTTTTATCTTGGTTCCACGGATTTTAAACATCCTTGCAGGGATAGATGAAAAGGCTTCTGAATCAAAACGTAATGCAACATGAGCGATGTTTGGATATGCACGTTGTTCATCTATTATTTCTGTAAAAGAAGTAAAGAAAAAATCATCTCTTATACGACTTGAACTTGAATCATCACTTACTCTTGTTACCGTTACAGATATTGGAAATGCTGTTCCTGATGCAATATCAATCCTATAATCTCTACTGTAAGCATTGAAACTTCTACCATGCACTCTATCTGAGATTGGAGTTGTAACAGTACCATTATTATCTGTAATTTTTATTGTCAAATTAACTGTTCTTCCTAAAGTCTGGCCGTCATCTGTTACTTCTGTTAGAGCAGTAAATCGTAATGTAACCCTTATTGCATCAATATTAGAATTAGAGATTGTTCTAGTGACAGGAGTATCTTTTACAACTTGTACATTAACTCCAGTTTCTGTCTCAATATCTGATATACCTTTTATAAAAGTTTGAGTTGCAGTACCAAATCTAGGTGAAAATTTTATATTTTGAAAATTAAAATCAGAATCTTGAACATTATTAGGATCTGCATTAGGTCTTAATATTGGAGTTTTCCCTAAAAAAACATCTTTCAATGCTGCATTATTATATGCAGTAGTGCCTTGTGTAAATCCAGCTGCTGACGGAAAACCCTCTATTTCTCCCTCTGCTAAGACATCTACAATCGTTACAAATTGTTTACTAGATAAAGCATCTAGTGGTAAAGCTTGTAGAGCAGGTAAAAGTCCTCCAAAACCTGAATGTCTAAAATCAGCAATGTCTCCATCTATTCTTAATTTAGCACCCATAATGTTTTACCCCTCTAGTTGAACAGTATCTATACCAGCAGATACTACTAATGAACCTGTAAACATTTCACCATAAACAACAGGTATTGGAACACCTGCCCTTCCTGTATTCTGTACACCGTTAAATGAAAAGTTTACAGATTGTGGATCATCAGAAACCGCAGGTGGTTTTGGTGTAGGTGTCAGCATTTCAGCAGCACCAGATAAAGCCATATAAACACCAATATTACCAGCAATGCCTAAAAATCCAGTACCACCAGCCAAACCTATTGCTCCAACACCACCTGTTGCTATAACAGCACCTACAATAACAGCACCAATAATAACTTTTGTTAGACCTCTTGCACCAGTTACTACTGGAATAATTTTAATTTCTTGTTTTCCTATTGGATGTCCTAAACCTTCCTCATCAATATCACAATCACCAACTTTTACGCAATAATTTTGTTCCAACAAATGTTTTTCTAATTTAGGAAAATTAGCAAGTAAAAATTTAAATGCCTGTGCTGGTGTTTTTACTTCTGCTTCAAAAGTACGTTCTCCTATAAATCTGGCTAATCTTCCATATAATTTTATTTTATTAAGCATAACGATAAGCCTTCTTTGTCCATTGTATATATTTTTGATCATATATTTCTCTGCAACTCAGTCTTTTCACACAATGATGAAGAATTGTTTGATCACCTATGTATAAAGCAACATGATCTAAAGTCCCCATGCCTGTATCCATTAAAAGAACATCACCTTTCTTTAAATCTATCGTATTTTCTAATTCAACAAACCCTAATTTGGGAAGAGCATATTCAAATAATGGATTTTTAGTGAATTCTTTTGGGCTTTTAGGTCTAGGCCAATGTTTTATAGAAATATTTCTTTTTTCTTGGAACCAATCTTCTATCAAACTCCAACAATCCTGTATATTCCATTTCCATTCTCGACCTATTAACCCTTTTTTATATCCTGATGGCTCATAATATGACCATTGTTCTGTTTCTGGTGTGACGATATAAAAAGGTAAATCTAAATACTCACAACTAGCTAAATCAGCATCACTTGCAGTAGAGGGATGGTTTGGATGGGAATGAAATACAGCTATTATTTCTGCCTCATCTTCAGCATCAGCCCAGCTATCAGGGTCAATAATAAATTGATCTTCTAAATCTTCAGCAAGATTTTTACAAGGATAATATTTTTCTTTTCCTTTATATATGCCAACTAACCCACAAGCCTCATGAGGTGTTTCTTGTTTGGCGTGTTTGATTGCTGCGACTTTCCAAGTCATTATACGAAAGTACCAATACCTGGGAAAATATTTCTTGTAGCAATTCTTTTAGGTAATGTGACATTAACTAAATCCAAAGCCGATATTGCCTCCCACTGAACAACATCTCTATTTTCTGTAATTTTTCTGTCTAAAAAGTAAATTTCTTGTGGAAACTCGGCTGTAGGATCTGCTGTGGCATTAGAACCACTTGCAAAATTTGCAGCATCAAGAAACCTCCCTAGTGTTCTTATTCGTGTAAGTTTTGCTCCTGTCAGATCATTCCCAGATGTTGTTTGGTTTACATCAGCTAGAATTGCAGTTATTGTTCCTAAAATATTACTTATTGTAATTGTTGGTCTTGGTAAAGTTCCTGTGCCATTAAAAGTAAAACCTTCACATTTTATTGGAAATCTTTGATATGTATTACCAGCCCAAACAACCTCACCATTTGAATTTTGATTTGCACCATTATGAAATCTATAAACAGTGCTAGCACCATGTAATGTTGAATCTAAGGTTAAGGTGAATAATTCAATAATTGCACCAGGATTAATTGATTGTAGTTGGGAAACTGGTACTGCCATTAGGGTTCAAACACCTCTTCAAATGTTGCATTAATAGTAGCTCTATTAAGATAAGGTATAGATTTTGTCCAAGATTTACAAATAAATTTGCTTGAGGATGCTTCAGCAGGTGGAGTGAAATCAAAACTATCCTGATCTAATGCCCTTGCATCAAGGAAAGTTTCTATAGTATCAGCATCAGTTTCACTTACAGCAAAAGTCAAATTAAAAATTTTTGGGTTTTGATTTAATCCAAATTGAACACGCTGCTGGTATCCATCACCAAATTGAGTGATTCTGATATTAGGTTGATTTGTTTTTCTTGTCCCATAAGTGGGATTTATTGAGGGGAAAGTTGCCATTTATCTAGTATTAGCAAGAAGGCCACCAGGGCGTTGTTGTTTTATTATCTCATCTCTAACTTTCAAACCTAAAAGTGTACCAAGTTCTCTTGAATCATTCTCATCGGCTTGTGCATCAACACCACCTTCCATGTTTACATTAACCACAATATTATTTGTACTTCCTCCAGCTAATTGATTATTTGGAATAATAGTACCAGCAGTAGAAGGAACAAATAATTCTGGGCCTCTTTCGCCTACGACTGAAGCTCTGCCAACTGGTGGTCTACCTCCATTCGCAAAAGTTAATAGATCACCACCTGTAAAATCAATTGGACTACCACTTAATAAACCTGATTGGAAAGGTATCAGCCCGCCGCCACCGCCACCGCCACCGCCAAACATTCCTCCTAGAAAACCTCCTATGCCAGATACAGCCTTTTGTACAGCAACTTCTACAAGTTTTCTTTTTAGTTGATCTAATACATTTATTGCCGCTTGACCTAATGTTTGAGTGCCCATAACTGCGTCTGTAAGATTAGATACAAGACCCTGTTCGATTGCCTGACCTATTTCTTTAAACCTTTCATTTAATAATTCCGTTTCAGATTGAGCATTAAGCAACTCTTCATTGAAGATGTTTGCACTTGTAGAAAGACCATCCACTAATAAGTTTGTTTCCCCCAAGCTTTCGTTAAAAAATTCAGTTGTAGGTATTAGACCTTCAGAAAAAGTAAGAGTTGTACCCTCTATTAAATCTTTGTGTTCTTTTTCTTTTTCAATCTTTTTTTCAATGATTTCTACTTCTTTAAATTGTATGTTCCTTAACTTTTCTCTCTCAATATTTTGATCTCTAAGAAGTTGAAATTGCTCCCTGAAGAATTGATTTTCCTCTTTACTTGCAAATATACTTTCTCCTTTAAAATTTGTTCCGAACCTTGTGGCTGTAAGTCTTGCCGCATCCCTACGTGCATCTTGCTCTGCTTTACCAACATTACCTAAACCAATATCTCCAATATCTCCAAACCTTGAGAATATTTTTTCAATGGCCACCACTCCTTTTGTTGCAAGGTCCAATGCACTTTTTATTGCTGGAGAAAGTATGTCTCCAATTGTTCTTGCCAAACTTTCAGTAGAGTCTATTAAAGTAGACAGTTTTCCATTAAGGGTTGTTGCTTGTGCTGAAGCACCCTCAAAGAAAGCCCCACCTTCACTCGTGAGATTTATTAATGCTTGATTAACAGCATCAGCACCTATTTCACCTTTACGCATCGCAGAAGCAAAAGCCTCTCCTTGTTTGTTTGTTATTTTTTCAAGTTCAGTTGTTATATCAACTCCTCTCTCTAATAATTGTAAATTTTCTTCTTGTTGTAATTTACCTTTTGCTCTTATCTGTCCAAAGGCTGTGGCAATGCCTTGCAAATCTGCACCAGTTGCGCCTGCAACATCGGCAAGCCTTTTTGTGGTGTCTACTAATTCATTAGTTTCAAAACCAAAAGCCTTCAATCGTTTTGTTTGCTCTATTAGTTCACTACTTTTAAATGGAGTAACAGCACCAAAATCTTGTAGTTCTTTTATTATTTTGTTTGTTTTAGTAAGAGAACCAGTAAGCACTTCTAAGCTTTTTCTTTGTGTTTCTATATCAGCAGCATTAATAAAAACAAATCTTGTAGCTGCTATTGCGGCAAGAGCCTTTATTAACGGCATTAAAGATTTATTTAATGTTGCAAATCCAGTACTGGCTGATTTTGCAGCCCTACCTGATTCCCTTATTGATCTATTTGATTTATTTAATCTATCTTTTAATTTATCTGTATTTTTACTTAAATTTTTTGTAGCATCATTTACTCTTCTT